ATTTCTGAGACTGAAACTAAAAAGGTTACGATTGCTAACGTTAAGTCAGTTGTTTTAGCTGCGGGACTCACTGCTTCCCGCGCTCTTGAAACTAATGGAAGTGGTAGCATTGTTGTAAGCGATATAACGTCTACCGAACTGAATCATCTTGACGGCGTAAGCTCAGGCATCCAGACGCAACTTGACTCAAAAATCGCGACTACGGCGAGCGCCTCGAACGACTTCGTCACATTTACTCGACTTAATGCGAACGTTAATGTAGTTCAAGATAACGTAGCTGCAATACCTTCAAGCTTTTCTAATGCACGTTATGTTACGACAACTGCAAACTCTTATAACATTGGCGTGACTGTTGCAAGCATCAATGAGGTAGACGTTTATGTCGGCGGTGCGTATCAAAGTAAAAAAGAGTATGTTCTTGCAAATAGCAGTCATAACGTACAGTTTACCGATGCTACATTTGTGGCAGGAGAAGATATCGAGATTATTTCCCGAACTTAAAAATTAAGTATTTTATAAATTGACACTCTAAAAAGGTCAAGTTATACTTAGTAAAATACTTGAAAGGTGACTATAATGGTTTCACGCGTTGGAAAATTTGTTGGTGGGTTTAATGCAGATGTTACTGACGTTGTTAACGTGCATGGCTCACAAAACCGAGTTGCGTTTGGTCATGGCTCCACCACCCCAACCTCAAATGTCCATGTAGTAGGTGACATACTAGCGACCACAACTATTACAGCAACAGGGGGATTCCTGGTTCCTGACGATGGTGATATTGGATCTGCGAGTGCAACAGATGCTATGCAAATTTCATCCGCTGGAATTGTCACATTCAAAGACGACATTAAGATTAAAGACGGTGGAACAATTGGCAGCGCTACAACTCCTGCAGCGATCACTGTAGCCTCTGATGGTATAGTAACATTTGCAGACGACATTAAGATTAAGAATGATGGTACAATAGGTAGTGCTGGAGCAGCCACTGCCATGACCATTGATTCTAGTGGTATTGTAACGTTTGTAGATGACATCAAGATTAAAGACGATGGGACAATTGGTTCAGCTTCTGCTGCCACGGCCATGACAATCGACTCCAGCGGTATTGTAACATTTGTAGATGATATCAAGATTAAAGACGCTGGCACAATTGGTTCTGCTAGTGATCCAGATGCAATTGCCATTGGGGCAGATGGTGATGTTACCTTAACTCAAGACTTAGAACTTCAGCATGACGGTGCTACGATTTCTTTTGGGACAAATGACGAAATTGTTTTAGAACACGTTCACGATACAGGACTATTACTAAAAGACACTGGGGGCTCCCCCACACTGCAACTTCATGACTCTGGTGAATCTATTTCGTCTGACGGTAGTAAACTTATTCTTACATCAAATGGTGTAGCGTTTAATTTACCAACTGCTGATGGAACCGCAGACCAAGTTATAAAAACTGATGGGTCAGGAACACTATCATTTGCTGATGCAGCTACAGGAGATCCAGACCCGGCAACAACACTAGCTTCTGATACAGATTGTGGTACAGCTGTTGCCGCTGCAGACGGTCAAGATGCTTTTGGCGTAGCAATTGACGATGCTTTTGTTGAATTAGATTTAAAAACTCAGGCCGCAAACAAATTAGGCACCGTAGATATGGGTGCATTATCATAAGGAGAATATAGATGCCTACTCAATTACAACTACGACGCGGAACAACGTCGCAAAACAACTCATTTACTGGTGCCGCTGGTGAATTATCTGTTGACACAGATTTAGACCAGCTTCGTGTTCATGACGGTAGTACAGCAGGAGGAATTAAAGTTCCTGCTACAGGACTAGCTTTAGGTGCTGCTGGTAATACTAACCCTGCCACAAACACGGTTTCTGTAGGGACTCCCGCCAATGTGGTTATAAGATCAGCAACAGGACAATCTGGTAATGTTATTATTGGTGATGCTACCGCTACATCAAACTTTAATTTAGATGTGCGGGGCACTGCAAACGTTGGAGCGCTAACAAGCACATCTCATACGAGTACTGGTAATCTTCAGGGAGTAAATATTACTGCGACTACAGCTTTTCTTCCTGATGCGTCTGATGGTGCTGCTCTTGGTTCATCCTCTCTTGAATTTTCTGATCTCTTTTTAGCTGATGGTGCGGTCGTTTCTTTTGGTGATGATCAAGAAATTACACTTACACACGTAGCAGACGCTGGACTAAACTTAAAACATGCCGCATCGGCTGATGATAAGTTTCCTACATTTACTTTGCAAACAGGTGATGATGACATCGCAGTAAATGATAAGCTTGGTGTAATTAATTTCCAAGCACCCGATGAAGGAGCAGGCACAGATGCGATTCTTGTAGCTGCTGGAATCGAGGCTGTTTCTGAGGGTAACTTTGCTGCTGATAATAATGCTACAAAACTAAGCTTTAAAACTGCTGCTTCGGCTGCTGCCGCTGAAACGATGGCGTTAAGCTCTACTGGTAACTTGACGATTTCTGGATTGTTGACTGACGGTGATGGAGGTGGTTCTGTTCCTCCTGGCGCCATTCTCCCTTATGGTGGCGCCACTGCTCCGACAGGATATGTTCTTTGCGATGATAGCGCTAAATCAAGAACAGATTTTGCGGCACTATTTGCAATTATTGGCACATCATATGGGACAGGTAATGGCACGACAACTTTTAATGTGCCTGATTTGAGAGATCGCATTCCTCTAGGAAAAGGTACGAATAATAGCACTCTTGGTGCAGAGACCACTGGCGCGGGTGCGTCGGCGGTTGTTGCTACTGCATCAGGCTCTGCATCTCTAACTCTTGCTACTGGAACGTTTGCTACATCAGCGAAAGACTCATCAACTGCTACAGCTGTCACAGGTGTTACCGCTGGTGGTCACACTCACAACCTTACTCTTCCCGTACAGGTTATGAATTACATTATAAAGACGTAATCTCATGAGCGAGTCTCGCGAGTTAGACCAAGTACAATCTGAGCTAAACATTTTACATGAGAGGTCTCAAGATAATAAATTGAGAATAGCCTCTCATGAAGCTTCTTGTGATGAACGTTACGCAAACATTATGAAAATGCTTGAAAACTCACAAAAACAACATGACGAGATGCATCAAGAAATTATTAGGCTAAGTAATTTAGCTACACAGGGAAGATCAACTATTAAAACACTATTTTACGTAGGCACCTTCACTGGAGCTTTTGCAGCTTTCGTTTATACAATTTTACAAATATTTCCGAAATGAGCGACAAATTTTTTAAACTTAAAATTCAAAAACTTTTAGATCGTTTACCCACTCCAATAAAATTTAATGAGGCACAGTGGGCGATGGTTTATGGTCTTGACGAAAATCGTTTCTTTGTTCAAATAGCTGCACGTCGTACTGGTAAATCGTACGCTGCGGCTATTTTAGCTTTTGCTAAACTTTTAGAGCCGGGACAACAAGTGATGGTCGTTGCACCTAACTTTTCCCTCTCATCTATTATCTGGGATTATGTGACAGATCTAATTAAAAATCTAGGCATTGAGGTAGAAAAATTTAATCAAAAAGATAAAGTCGTTCGTTTAATTAATGGTTCTATTTTTAGATTGTTAAGTGCTAATAATCGTGACTCCTTAATTGGTCGTGCTGCTAATCTTTTAATAGTAGATGAAGCAGCGGTTATTCCTAATGACGAATACTTTATTCGTGATTTGCGTCCTGCGTTATCTACATTTAGAGACTCACGCTGTTTATGGATTTCCACACCAAGAGGAAAAGGTAACTACCTTTACAACTATTATCTTAGGGGAGGTGACTCTGAATTTCCAGAATGGGGTAGTAACCTTTTCACTTGGAGAGTTAATCCACTTTTATCTGAGCGTGATATAGGGGAAGCTAAAAAAGCTATGTCTCGGGCTATGTTTGCTCAAGAGTATGAATGCGAATGGACAACTACTGAAGATCAAGTATATGAGGCTCTTGATCAAGAAAAGCACATAGGTGAATTTGTTGGAGAGCGTTTTACAGAAGTAATTGCAGGACTTGACGTAGGTTATAGGGACGAGAATGTTTTTGTTGTTATTGGAACTAATGGTAGACAATATTGGATAATAGATGAGTTTGTATCAAAAGAATCTACAACATCAGAACTAGCAGATAACATTAAAGATAAAGTAGATGAATGGAATATTGATA